TCCCGAATGGGACGCCGCCGCGCTGAACGCCACCGGCCGCTGCCGCAAGTGCGGATGCTCGACCTGGGCCAAGCTCCGCATGGCGACCGAGCGATGTCCTCTCGGTAAATGGGAAGCCGTCGAATCGAAACCGGAAACCGGAGTGCTGAAACCGGAAATCTAACCGCATCTTTCCGCCCTCCGCGTTCCGCTCTCCGCATTAGGAGACGCTCGGAGAGCCTCCCGATTTGACACCCGCCGCTCGGTCGAGCGGCATGAAACTCTTTCTCGATTCAAAAAACCGGCGATTCATCAAATCTGCCGCGAGCAATGTCGCATTGCAGACCCTCGTGCTCAAGCGCCGCGACCAGGTGCCGCTCGAGGTCATCTTCGTGGAGAACGGCGTCGCCATCGATCCCCCTGCTGGCACCACAACCACCGTCGCCATCAAGTCCTCCTTCTCCGACTCCAATTTTTTAGCTTTGGCGGCCCCCGGGTCCACCATCCTTGACCTAAACACGATCCCGGTCGAAGCCGCCTTCTCCTCCTCCGACCCTGCCAGCATCAGCGCCTTCCTCGAGATCCGCTGGACCGCTCCGAGCCAAACCTTGCGCACGGCGACCCTCCAAGTCGAGATTCAGAACAGCGTCATCCTCGGCGACGAAGCCACCCCCGCCGCGCTCCCCGACGGCAAAGCCACGCAGGCCGAAGCTGAAGCCGGTCTTTCGAACGACAAATGGATGACGCCCCTGCGCACCGCGCAGGCCATCGCCGAACTCGCCCCGCCGCCGACCTGGCAGAGCGTCACGGGCAAGCCCACCGAGTTTCCGCCAGAGGCCCACACGCACACAGCCAGCGACATCACCGACTTCGCCTCCGCCGTCGTGGCCGTCTCCCCGCCCGTCGATTGGTCATCGCTCACCGGCAAGCCAACGACCTTCGCTCCTTCCGCGCACACCCACCTCAAGAGCGAGATCACCGGCCTCGATGCCGACCTCGCCGCCCTTGCCTCCGAAGACACAGCCCTCGGCCAGAGGATCGATTTTCTCGCCGCGAATCTCGACCCAGCCGCCCTCGACTCCATTGCCGAAGCAGCCGCTGCGATCAACACCCTCCAGTCCGAAGTGGACGGCAAAGCCACCGCCGCCCAAGGCGCTCTCGCCGACACCGCCCTCCAGCCAGAACCTGCCGACTATCGTGGTGCCTACGACAACGGCGCCGACTACTTCCCCGGCCAAGTCGTCAGCTACAACGGCGAACTCTACATCCGCATCGGCGAGCCAAATCCTGGCTATCCACCGCCAGGAAGCTACTGGGCCGCCTTCGATCCCTCCGCCTCCCCCGCATTCAAGCTCTGGGTCGATCTATCAAAAGCCGACACGGTCCACACCCACGCCGCCGAAGAGATCACCGGCCTTTCGTCCTACATCATCGCCAGCGCCCCCGGCCTTCAGATCAACACCACGGTCCGCATCGGCGACGGCACCGCGACCACCTTCCCGATCGACGGCCTCGTCAGCAGCGATCCCGAGCATGTCCTCGTGGCCTTGAACGGCGTCACCCAAACCCCCACCACCGACTACCTCGTCAGCGAAGCCACCGGCACGATCACCTTCGACACCGCGCCCGCCGCCGGAATGCAGATCAGTTGCACCGCCCTCGGCCTGCGCACCGTCCAGCCCCCGCTCGATCCGACCCTCTACCTTTTCGCCTTCGACCAAAGCCTCGACGGCCTCACGACCTACAGCGGCCGGTTGCTCAATGCCGACCGCCCCGCCGCGCCAGCACTCCCCGAGACCGCCACAAGCTGGACCATCCGCCGCTCCACCCTCAACGCCGCAGGCCAAATCCTCGCCACCGCCTCCGCCACCGGATCGTGGGCTAACCGCACAACGCTCTCCTACCAATGACAACGATCACCGAGAGCAACCTTACGCAGACGCTCGATCTCTCCGGCTTTGACCTCACGCTCCCGCCGGTCGTCGTCGAATACCCGAGCCGCTCCGCCTTCCCGAGCAGCGGAAAACCGGACCGGCTCTACATGGCTCTCGACGAAGGCATGCCCTACCGCTGGAGCCCGTCCGCAGCCGCCTACGCCCTCATGATCCCCGTGATCGACGCGGGCAACTTTTGACAATCACCCACCCACGAACAGCCCAACCAACCACCACCAACAACCTAATTAGTCATGCCCAATCCTATCATTCGCATCAAGCGCGGTTCCGGTTCGCCGGTGTCGCTTCAAGTCGGGGAAGTCGCTTTCGACTCCACAAACAAGTCATTTTTCATCGGCACAGCCGAAGGCGTCCTGCCAATCGGCGGTGAGCATGTTTTCGCTAAGAAAACCTTCGTCTCTGACGCCGTAGCAGCCGAAGCAGCGCTTCGCAGCTCAGGCGACTCGACCCTCACCAGCAGCCTCAATTCCGAGATCAGCCGCGCTCAGGCCGCTGAAGGCGTCATCGCCGCAAACCTCGCTCAAGAGATCATCGACCGCGCCGCCGCTGTCACCTCCGAAGCCTCCGCTCGTAGCTCGGCAGACACGACCCTCGACGGCAAGATCACGACTGAGAAAGGCCGCATCGATGCGATCCTTTCCGCTTCCCAGGCCGACAAGGACAGCTTCGCGGAAATCGTCACACTGATCAATTCGGTCGATCTGAGCAACGACAACGCCCTGGCAGCCGCCATCCTCTCGATCAACGACGACATCGCCGCTGAAGAGACCGCACGCATCGCTGGCGATTCTGGCCTCCAGACCTCGATCAATGGTGTCTCGAGCGACTTGAGCGCGCTGACGACCCGCGTCACCGCAGCCGAGGCCGACATCAACACCGAAGAGAGTGCCAGAGCAGCCGCCGACACGACCCTTCAGTCGAACATCACCGCCGAAGCGACCACCCGCGCCAGCGCTGACACGACTTTGCAGTCGAACATCACCGCTGAAGCCACCACCCGCGCTTCTGCCGACACCAGCTTGCAGACGAACATCACTGCCGAGGCAACAGCCCGCGCCAGTGCAGACGACGCGCTCGACGCACGCCTGGACAGCCTCGAGGCCAGCATCGATGGCGGCAGCTATTAGTAACTAACCCAACCCCGGCGGGGCGCTCCATAGCGCTCCGCCACGCGGGGGGTCTAACTCCGCGAAATCAAAACCCGGCCCATGCCAAATCCACAAATCATTCCAAAAAAGTCGGTCCAAGCCTCAGCCATCCCGACCACCGCGCAGCTCGCCCTCGGCGAGATTTGCGTCAACCACGCCGACCGCCGAATCTACTCGCGGAATCCCTCCACCGGCGAAATCTACAAGCTCGCCGGAACGAAAGACGCCCCCGACCGCGTCTGGTCTTTCGACATTTCGAGCGACGGAACCACCACCTACCTGGGCTTCCTCCTCTACTCCGACTTTCCAAACACCGGCAGCGTCTACGACAGCGCCAACTGGGAAATCTCCCGCACCATTTTCAACTCAGCAGGCACCACCAGCACCGAAGCCAGCGCCACCGGCGCGTGGTCGAACAAGGGAAATTTGAATTATGCTTAGTCCCCTTTACGGCCAACTCTCCCCCCTCCGCGTGCCGACCAAGGTCCGCGAAGTCGCCGACACCGATGCCCTCGCCTACATCGCTGCTGTCCAGGCAGCAGACGGGCAAGATTTGGAAGATAGCGTAAAATTCGCCTACGAAGATTTCATTCTCGGGTGTAAGTCAGACGGCATCTGGGGCTCTCTCAAAGCCGCTTGCATTTTGGCAGGCGCACGAACTTTGCCGGGCATTCTGGTGCCGCTGGTCGGCACAGCTCCAACTAATAACAACTTTGTGTCTGCGGATTACAATCGCAAGACAGGACTAAAAGGGAATACGACAACTAAATACATAAACGCGCAAAGGGCAATTAACGCAGACCCGCAAAATTCTCACCATTATGGGGTCTATGTTACGGAAGCTCCGACTTTAACAACAACGCGTGGATTCATTGGAAATGCTCCCGGCACTGGCGTAAATAACTATATGCAAGGGTTTTCAAATAACCCTAACTTCCAAGCCTATAACCGCCACCCTGTTGCAAGCGTATCAAACCAAGGATTGACATTAGGATACAAAGGAACCAGCCGAAGCGCCTCTAATGCCTGGTCTGTAAGGTCGGGGGGGGCAACCACTAATTTTTCAACGGCATCAGTGACTCCAAATTCATCGGCTTTCGGAGTATTTGCTAGAGGAACAACGACTTTTGCGGATGCACGCATGTCATTCTATTCCATAGGAGAACACTTGAACCTAACTCTGCTCGACACCCGTGTCTCCAACCTCATGACCGCCCTTGCCGCCGCCATACCATGACCCTCGCCGACCTCATCCAACAGCCGGTGAGCTACGAGGCCACCAAAGACCTCGCGCTCGTCTTCTCGCCCGAACTCGCCGCGCAACTCGCCGCCGTGCAGAGCGAGCATGGCAACCCCCGTCATGTCGCCAGCCCAGTCGATCTCGTCGATGGCCGCAAAATGCTCTGCGCCGATTTGCTGACCGAAGTCGGCCCCGGCGGCCTCTACTCCGGCGGATTCGCGCACCTGCCCGCCGAGCTCTTCCCGCTCGTCGAAGTCCTTCCCATGTCCGCCGTGCTCCCACTGCTCCCACAACCCGAAGAAGAAATCTAACCCACCACCAACCCATGCTCGAACAAGTCTCCACCTCCGTAAAGTTCCTGGCCTTCTACACGGCCTCGAAACAAGGCAAAACCGGCCTGACCGTAACCATCGACATCTACGACCCCAGCGGCACGCAGATTGTGACCGCAGGAAGCGCCACCGCTGTCGGCGGCGGGCTGTATAGCTACACGCTTTCCTCCAACAATTCCTCGGAAGGCGAATACGCGGCGATCTTCAAAACCAGCGACAGCACGGTTGATGCTCAACACATCCCGAGCCTCTGGGTTCTCGGCCGCGCCGGAGTCGAAAACCTCGATGCCGCCACCAGCACCCGCCTGCCATCCTCCAGCTACACCGCCGCACCAACCGTCTCCGCCATCCGCACCGAACTGGACACCAACAGCACCAAGCTGGCAAACCTCGACGCAACGATCTCGAGCCGCTCAACCCTCACGACCGGCGACCTGCCGAGCGTGCCTAGTGCCGCTTCGGTAGCCTCCGCCGTCCGAACGGAATTGACCGAGCTTTCCAATCTGGATGCCTCCGTCTCAAGCCGACTGGCCTCGGCAGCCTACACAGCCCCGACCAGCGCCCCGACAGCCGCCGCTGTGGCTTCAGCCGTTCGCACAGAGCTGACCGAACTCAGCAATCTCGACGCCTCCATCTCGAGCCGACTGGCTTCGGCGTCTTACACAGCGCCAGCCAACTCGGACATCTCCGCGATCAAAGCGAAAACCGACAACCTCCCTGCCTCGCCCGCAGCCGTCTCCGACATCCCTACCACGGCACAAATTTCCGCAGCCGTGGAAGGCAGCTTGCTTGACGAGAACGACGGCCAAGCCGTCCTCAACGCCCTCGTCGGCGCGATCGGAAACCAAAATGTGGACGAAGTCGCTCTCGTCGCGGCCATCCGTGCCGACCTCGAGCGCACCGGAGGCAAGCTCGACAGCATCCCGACCGATGCCGCTCCCAGCGCGGCCTCCGTGGCAAGCGCCGTCTGGTCCGCAGCCACCAAGGAAATCACCGGAGGTGTGGTCGATACGCTCACCAACTCACCCGATGTCCCGACCGAATCCGAAATCGCCGCCCAAGTCCGCACCGAGCTTTCGGTCGAACTCGGTCGGATCGATGCCGCTATCAGCTCCCGCCTCGCCTCGGCGGACTACACCGCGCCGAGCACCCCGCCAACCGCATCAGCCATCGCCGACGAAGTCCGCGTGGAACTCGCCAGCGAACTCGCCAACCTCGATGCACCAATCAGCGGAGCCACCGCCCCAAGCGCAGCGACCGTGGCCAGCCAAGTCCGCACGGAACTGACCGCCGAACTCGCCAAGGTCTCGGCCTTGAACACCGAACGCCTCGCGAATTGCGCCACGACGGCGATTGTGGGGAACCTCCTGGCCCAGGCGAACAGCTAAGATGTCTTCGGAAACCGTCCGCAACCGCCCCGGCGTTCGCCTCTCATTTGGGGAGGCCATCGCCGCGATGGCGCTCATCGCCACGATCTTTTCGATTTCACAAGCCTGGTGGATTTTGCCCGAGAAGGTCACTCGCGTTGAAATTGAAAACGACCGCCAGGAAGCCCGCCTTCAAAAAATCGAAGCCGTCGCCGCCGACCGCGCCGAGACTCTGGCCCGCATCGATGAGCGCACAAAACGGATCGAAGCCGCTTTGACACCCCCGCCCATTCGATGAAAGCACTCTTCTTTGTCCTCGATCGTCTCAGCGAAAACAGCACATGGCGCGGTTTGATTTTGGTCGCCGTCGCCCTTGGCGTGAAGCTTGAGCCCGAGATGCAAAACCAGATCATCGCCGCCGGGCTCGGCCTCGTCGGCGCGATCAACATTTTCCGAAAAGGAAAATGAACCCCAAGCAAGTCGCCGCCGTGTTGATGATCCTCGGCTGGCTCTGCATCGCCATGGCATTCTTGACCTCGTGCGTGGCCGTCCCAATGCCCCCCTTCGGTGACCGCATCGGCGAAGCAGGCACGCTGCACATCCGCACCAGCGTCCGCTTCGAGCCGCGCCTGACTGAAGGCGAAGCCGCCAACCGCGACCTCTGGAACGCTCTTAGTGAGTTCCAAAAAACCCTGCCCGCCCTGAAGGACAAATGATTTCGCTCCTCGCCCGCTTCTTCATGCTGCCCAAGCCGGCGCAATCCCCCGCGCCAGCGCCTGAGTCGAAGCCCGCGAAGCCAGCATCAAAGCCAGCCAAAACCTCTGGCACCCTCAAGCCCGAGCCGAAATACTACCAGCAAACCAACAAGCGCACGCCCAACATCAGCGCGGGCCGCGTCATCAAGCCGACCCATGTGATCTTGCACCACACGAGCGGAGCCTACGCGGGCAGCGTCTCCTGGTGCTGCGACCCCGTCAGCAAAGTTTCGTATCACTGCATCATCGCGAGGAACGGCAAACGAACCGCCCTCGCCCTCCCCACCCAGCGAACCTGGCACGCCGGGGTCAGCTCGTGGCAA